AACTTTTCGGAGCATGTCTCTCTCAAATGTGGGGGCGACGATTCTGCAGGCAGTGTCAGCGATATAGCTGCTCCTCTGTACAACATGGAGGTCTTGGAGCTAAAGTTTAAGGAACTGTTCGGCATGAGTTATACCTCGCCCAGTAAGGTTACTGGGGGGGAGAAGTTCGTGGAAGAAGGTTCCCCTGACCATGTCTTTCTGGGTAGGCGATTTGTCCGAGATGCTAAAGGCCGTCTGGTCGCCCCTCTAAGGAAGAGCGCCATATGGAATTTGATGATTTGGACGGTCGATGTCAAGGGCTTTACCAAGCAACAGGTCTTTGACATGAGAGTGGAAATGGCTCTGAGAGAGGCCGCGGTACACTCCAACAAGTTCTTCAAGAAGACTAAAGCCTTCTTGGTTCGCAACTGTCCCGCCAATGGGATCAAACTGCCTTGTATAGGCAAATATGAAGAACGGAGGGAGCAGGCTTTGGCCAATTACCACCGTTCCGATTATGTTAAGTTCGAAGAAGCCTGGAGGACCCCTTCCAGGATGTATCGGGCTTAGCATACCATCAACCAGTCCTCGGGATGGACAAAAACGCGCCCCAAGGATAGTTATCGTACAATGTTCCAGCACGGACTATCCCAGACAAACCCTCGGTACTGGAATGCTAGGTAGGGTATTACTGAATGGTAGGATTGAATTCGCCGCCATTTATAGTGTTAGGATTCGCAGAAACATTAGAAGAATTAGGTAGTATCTCACATTCTACTCAACTCACAACCCTCAAATCCTTTGAGGAAAAGGAGATAATGGACATGGTCCATCTGTCTCCCAATATGGATCCTTATCCGGATCAGACCCCTAGAAATGTATTGTCTAGGGAGTATTCTTACGACGTCCCAGTATTAACGACTGGACAGACCCATGTTTTATTTGCTCAGAGGCTCTGGCAACAGCAGCTCTCAGTATCTAGGTATTTGAGTCTTTTCAAGTATTTTAAAGCGTCGTTCAAGATAAAGGTGTTTTTGACAAATTCACCTTCCCTCTACGGTCTGGTAGGAGTCTCCGTTCTGCCATACATGTCCGACTTTACTAAGTACACCATAGTGGAACAGCAATGTCAGGCTAGTATGGTACTGCTCGACATAACTCAGCAGAATTGTGCGGAGTTTGATCTCCCTTTTTACACACCCTACGATTTCTACGATACTGCTCAGATTGACGAGCCCTGTTGGAGAATATCTATTCACTGTTTTCAGGTGAGTAATGTAGGCGATGAACCGTCTGTGGTTCTTAAGCCCACCGTCTTCTACTCCGCATACGACATTCACACTGCCGGTTACTTAGAGCCTATCGCCTTCCAGAGCGATCTCAGGTTAGCCCAGTATTCTAGGAATGCTGCAGTCGGGGCATTGGGAAGTTCTGCTGTTTGGTTGGCAAATATGCGATAGATGAGATCTATGGCAAATTTTCCAGCAACCTAGCCAAAGAATATTCCAAAGCCGTCAACGAGGTAGCTGAGGGAACCGTTCAGTGGTTCTCAGATTCTATGAGATCCATGTTGGAAGGGAGCCCTGAAACCAAACAGGTGGCGGCCAATAAGGACAATGCCAAGCTTGATCTTATGGGGAATCTGGCGGATGTTAGGAATACAGACTCCCCAGGCGCTTCGATATTGGGAGACGGATTGCTGCCCGGAGGTCACTCCTCCAACCTGCGAAATGTCGATTATCTGGCAGCCGCATCCTGTGTTCCAGTGCTTACGCACCAGCTCAATTTCTCTGCCATAACGGATGTAATAAATGTAGATTGTACGGCGTTCCCGCTGTACTCACATGCTCATTATATCTCCCGGATGTTCCGATTCTTTAGAGGCTCCTCCCGGATAATGGTGAAATTTTGCTGTCCTCAGATGATGTCGGCCAGATTTAAGATCGTTTTGACGCCTTTCTCAGGTTATTCTACACAAGTGGGAGATAATCTGACATGGATTATACCGGTCAGAGGTCCTCAGACATGGAGCGTAGAAGTTCCTTACCTCTTCAAATCCCCTTGGGCGAGGATAGATTCGTATGTCTTTCCCAAGATGACTATCACGCTCATGGAGCCCCTAACAAAACCCTTTTCCGATGATTCGTCGATCTACGCGGCGGTTTTTCAGAGTTCGGGTCCAGATTTACTTCTGGCAGGCCTGCAGAGTTTTGTCCCGGGATTCCAGGGATTGATGGAGGACATGGATCCCATGGTAACGTTCGGTAGGGTTCCTCCCCGTACTTACCAGGGGGGTATTCTATCCTTCACCGAGATCATAAGCAGGTTCTCCTCCAGAGAGCCCCTGACTCAGAACGTCTTTCCTTTTCCTAAGGATATTCCTAATTGGGTCAAGGCCTACGAACTGGATAATTTCGACTATGTGGCAAATCTCTTCAAGTTCTTCTCTGGTGACACCAGACTGAGATTACTCTTTTCAAAAGGTACTGCCTCAGGAACTATAGAGGCTTGCCTCAGAAATTCGGATTTCTCACCTACGGGCAGCACCTTCAAGGCCTCCAATGGCATAATCGTTTCCCATCAAGCGGTTTGGCCATCTCTGGATTTGATATTCCCCTATCAACATGTGCTACCCTTTAGTACCGTAGAAGCCCAAGATTTGGAGCTCGATAATATCATAGTAGATCAAGAAGCTGTGATTTCCAAGTTCATGATATCGGCATCTAGAGGGTTTTCGCTCTCATATCTTATGCCCGTCCCCGATTTCTTCCTCACCCCCGAGGTTGCAGAGTTTCAGGGTAGAGTGGAAACAACCAGAAGCGTGTCCGGGAATTTCTCCCATGTTTCAGGGGTCCAGGATACGGTACCGATAGCAATATCCGACCCGGCCTTCGCGGCCTGTACTTACTTTGATGTCAAGATCACCATAGTATTGCAGACCGTTCCTGCCTCGGATTTGGATGTCGCATTCATGATATCCGAAGTTCCCAGCCCCTCTTATCTCTACCCCTATTATGTTGCTGACAATCAACTCTTGGCAGTCAACCAAGATTTGATCCTTCCTACTTATAGTGTGGGGGATAAGTTCCACTACACTATGAAAGGCGTCCACCACAATTGTGCGAATTTATATTTTGTAGTACTCAGTGACACTTCTGTCGCTGCGTCCTACAAGGTCATCTATACCATAATTCTGAGACCCGTTCAGAGCAGCACCTATACGTTCAATGAGATAAACAATGCCCCCGGTGTTCTCATTAATGCTGCCCAGCCTACCATATCGGTAGAAGAGGCGAATACGCCACTCCCGATATCGATAGAGAGTAGTAATGTTACTCTGGAGGCTACTGTGACCTCGTTGCCATCGCTTGATGGTACCAGGGTCCAGGGGCTTCCCAACTCCCCCACTCCAGTTTTCGTTTCTTC